GCTTGGCATTATCCCTTGGGCGATTGTTCTGAAAGTCCTGATCAAGATGATCATTAATGCTGCACTCTAGGCAGCCAGACCGATTATGTTTTGGAATCCCTAGGTCATCTAAATGGCCTGGGGTCCGCACCCAGTTTTTAAAGTTGAATCCCTTCTGCGCTGCATGTGGTAGCACCGAAAAATTAGAGGTGCATCATGTCACCCCATACCACACCCCTGCAGGCAAATCCCTAGAACTAGACTTTGAAAATCTACTTACCCTGTGCATGGGTAGTGGGCGATGTCATTTCGTTCATGGCCACCTGCTAAACTGGCGCTCTCATAACAGAGATGTTAGGATGGACTGTGTCAGGTATTATCGAAAAATTGAAACACGACCTTAGGATGGATCCGCAGCAATAGGATCCCCTATGCCCACTGTCAGGATGATTGAATGTTTATTATGCGGACAAACCAAACCCCACAAATCTAGAAACCTCTGCCTTGCCTGTTATCAGAGGCCAGAATCTGAACCATTAAAGATCGAAACCAGACACAGAGTGGAAAGAAATACCAACGCATTTATGGAGCCTATTGGGTTACCAGATCACCCCACAGAATTTCTACCAGGGTCAGAAGAAAAGATGGCAGTGATGGCGCAAAGGCTAGAGGATCTCAGGGAAATTCATCACCCAGATGATGCAGTGGTAACACCTGATTGCTACTTTAAATCAGATGGAAGCATGAAGAAAAGAAAGGGTGTGCTATCAAATAATTGGGCACCTAAAAGAATTACCCTTGACATCGATGAGGATGATCTAATAGACTTCTAATTATCTAAGGATGGTCACTTTTCTGCGGGATTCGGACCTGCGACCTCTTGGTCCCGAACCAAGCGACCACCCTAGATGAGGATACTTTTTCCCTTACTAGGATGGAACCCTATGAAAAGTTTAGTAACCATTTCGTTTCGTAATTTTCTGGACTACCTCCAGACCTATCTTCAAAACTCAACCGAGTTAACCACCCACAGATGCGCCCAGGCTAAGTTCCTAGAGTGTGTCAGTTTACCCGATCCTAGAAAATTAGCTGTAACCCACCTGCGGAAGTTTCGAGATCACATGATCGCTCAGGGGCTGGCCCGCAAGACCATCAGGGAATACCTGCACCGGATTATCAGGTGGGTGGGTTTCTGCTGGGAGCAGGGCAAGGTTTCACAAGCAACCTATCTAGCATGCAAATCCCTTTGGATGCCAAACCCTAGGCAGGGTCGCGCACCTGTCAGGACTAAATCTGTAACTTGGATACAAATTGCAGAACTCCTACCACATTTACCTACATATTTATCCAACCTAATCCAGCTGCACTGGCTGACAGCTGCTAGGCCATGCGAGATAGTGCAGATCAATTCAAACAACTTTTCCAAAGTTAAGCCTGACCTCTGGATCTGGACTTTACCAGATCACAAAGGTGCTTGGAGGGGTCAGGATCGGCAGTTATATCTAGGATCTGATGCCATTAGGATTGTTCAACAGATTGAACCATGCCCCAAAGGATTCCTATTTCCCAGTAAAAAAAATATTGAGGGATTTTTAACAAGGCTAACCTACCAGCGAGTAGTGAAAAAATGTACACTACAATTAATTAAGAATGGAATTCTAAAGAACCCGCCTGAATGGACTATTAGAGGCATTCGCTCTGGCCGAGCCAGACACATGCAAACAATGCATGGTCTAGAGGCTGCACGAATATTGCTGGGTCATACTGATCAGCGGATGACCAGTCACTATGCAGGGACACCGATTCCCAATGGTGACTTTATTGGTGGCCTTAATCATGAAATTCAAAACTAACACTTCAGACAAATGTAATTAGAAAGGATTCTAACCGTGAATAATCAGGACGATGGGAAATTGTTTAAACTAGTTCAGGATGAAACCTCAGGGCAGGATGCCCTACCTTCTCCCAAGAAGAAAAATAAAAGGCCTTCCCACTGGCGGTTCTTTACCGAGCTTGAATTGTTGGTGATTAGGTCTGTTAAAAAAGAAATCATATCAGCACAGCAAATAGCCAACCTCCTTCAGCTAGATAACAGCAGCAGCTTTCGGGCATGTCTCAGCAACATGGTCGAGCGGATGATTCTAATCCGTGCAAAAGGTGGCTACAAAATCAACAGATAGCCATGTCAGACTTCTGCCGGCAGATGTCAGGCAGGTGTCAGACAGACAACTGTAAACTATTAAGATAGAATAAGTTTATAGGAGTGACACACATGGCACGGATGACAAAACAAATGGCGAACCTGTTACTGGATCAGATGTCCAAGGTCTTGGACTTCAGTTCCCAGCTACACCCTGAGAATACCAAACGACAACAAAAGCACATTGAAGGGAGAGTGAAACGACATCTAGAAGTCCTGGCTGAGTACATAACGGTTTTACATGACGATGAACCCAAAGATAAGGAGTAGCAAGGATGCTGGTATTAGAAAGAAAAGTGAATGAGTCAGTGTTGATCTGGGATGAATCCGACCCGAACAAGATTCTGGTGGTCACCCTTAAGCGAGCAGTGGATGGATCCTATCAATTAGGTTTTGATGGGCCAAGAAGTTTTAAAATTTATCGACAGGAAGTATTTAATGACAGCTTTGAAGACAAAAAATAATACTGGTAAACCTGCTGAAATGGCAGCTATCAAAACGGATGCAGTCCTTATCCAGGGTGATCTATCTACCCTGAGTGAAGATCAAAGGTCAGCCTATTACCTTAGGGTCTGTGAAAGTCTTGGCCTAAACCCACACACCCAGCCCTTTGAGTTCATCCCTTTGGGTGGGAAGTTGAAGCTATACGCAACTAGGGCTTGTTCTGATCAGTTACGGAAACTTCATGGGGTATCTATTCAGATCCTGAGCAGGGAACTGGTTGAAGATATCTACACAGTAACAGCTCGAGCTGAGGATATGACAGGTCGAACGGATGAATCCTGTGGGGTGGTTTCCCTTAAGGGTTTGCAGGGTGAAGCCAGATCCAACAAACTTATGTGTGCTGAAACCAAGGCTAAGCGCAGGGTCACTTTATCTATCTGCGGTCTTGGTTGGTTAGATGAAACGGAAGTTGAATCCCAGATTCAAGCCCAACCTATTAGGCCTGTTGTCGCAGCTCTGGCAGCACCAGTAGTAGTTGATGAGCATAAGCCCATGGAAACTTTTCAAGATGCATGCCTAGCAGTTGAACATGCTTTCCCTGGCACCATGCAAGCCATGCTGAAATACTACAAAGTCACCTCTGTGGATCAGTTGGTAGAAGCTCAACGGATCGATGCTGAAAAGCTGATAGCCAAAAAGATGGGGGCTAAATAATGAGCTTATTTGATTTATCCTCTTCTGCAGCAATCATGAAATTCTGGCTGGAAACAGAAGCCAAGACGGATGATGCAGGAGAGTTGACAGGTGAAATCGATACCACCATTGATGATCTATTAAAAGAACTTGAAGGCAGCATTGAAGCCAAGATTGAAAATTACTGCTGGCTAATTAGGGAGCTTGAAGGCAGGGCATTAGTAAGGCAAGCAGAAGCCAAGAGGATCAGAAACTTGGCCCTGACTAATGAAAACATGGTTAAGAGTCTGAAAGAAAGATTAAAGTTTTTCTTTGAAACTCAATCCATTCAAAAGCTTGAATGCAAAACCTTTAAAGTAAGCATTGCCAATAATGGTGGGGTCCAACCCTTAGTGGTGGATGTACCAGCAGATCAGTTACCAACACAGTTCCAAAAAATAACCATTGAAGCAGATAACGCAAGCATTAGGAAAGCTTTGGAGATGGGTACGGAAATTCAAGGTGTCAAATTACTACCGCGCGGAACTTCTTTAAGAATTAAATAGGAGAATGATTAATGGATTTTATGAATGAGCAACAGGATTTGAAATCAAAGTCAAAGTTTGCCAAAGCTAATGACCTTGCAGATGGCAAATACTCAGGAAAGATTTCCTTTGCTGGTTTTGTTGAAATAACTATTAAGGAAACTGGTGAGAAAAAGCAAACCTATCAAATTAAGGTGATGCTTGCAGGAGTTGAAACTCAGATCACTTATTGGTTGAAGACTGATGCAGATTTAAGAAGACTTCTAACCAGCTTGGGCAGACTTGGCTTTGATGTTGAAGCATGGGGGCCAAAGTTTAATAAGCCTTACGAAAATGAGCTTATCAAGGCTGGCGAAACTCTGACCAATCACATCCTGAGTTTCCACAAAAGCACCACATCTAATGGTTACCCTTCTATTGGATTGGATGAGCTATCAGAATCAAATGCAGATCTCCAGGCTGAACTGGATCAACTGCCCTTCTAGACCACCCATTAGGGGTGGCAGGGTTATCATTGCCCCTGAGACAACCTTGATGGGGCTGTCAGCACCCACCCACTGACAGCAATCGTATTCATGAGCTTATCAGGCTGGTTATGCCATATGAGATATTGGCTTAGTAACACACCTGACTTGTTGTCAGACTAGCCAGCCTGATATTTTTAAAACCCTTTTTTTTGAGGATACAAATGACAGCAGTTGAATTAATAAAACACAAGCACATACAAACCGAAAACCTTTTCCAAGATCTTCAGGTGGAGGCTACTCTGGAATATGTTCCAACCAAGAAAATTTCACAATCTTCTAGCTTCCAAGTCAGGATTTTGAATCAAGGAACTCACCCTAATAACTCTCACTTATCCAGTAAAATAATTGAGGACTTAGAGGCTGATAGTAAGGCAGGTGCCATATTCCCTGCTATTATTGTTAGGAAAAATTTTAATGGTACACATTCTGTTATAGATGGCAGGCATAGGCATTATGTGTTTGCTAAGGATTTGGAACAAATCCCTGCATATGTTCTTGATAATAAAGTTTCTGATGATATCTGTTACGCAATTTCTTCACGAGCCAATGATATTCATGGGGTTATGAATGACCCAATAGAACGAAAGAAGATAGCAATCAAACAGGCTACCCAAGAGGTGTGCAAGCTATTGGATAAAAACCCATTGTTAAATTTAGCAACGCTATTCATGGAGCAAGCCAAAAACTTTAATATTCCAATGGCAACCCTTAGAAGTAATTTCCAAATCGAGCAAAGTAAAAGGGAGCTTAAGAGGTCTGGGTTACCGCAAGAAAAAATCGACATTATGAAGAGGGGGGTGCTTGAAGATTCTTGGCAGATTTTAAAAAGGAATGATGATAAAGCAAATATAAAATTTGCTACCTGCATCCTTAATGCAGGGGCTTCATTGAGCGTTCCTACTGTACAGCAACTGATTAAAGCTGGGAATAGTTTGGGGAATTCAACTGATCAAATCATACAAGACATTGAGAAAGTTTCCGATGTGAAGCTGCAAGAATCCCAACTTACAACTGGGATGCGAGAAGATCAGCGACAGATCAATCAGGCTATAACCACGATGACAGCCGCTGCAAATTTTTTAACTAGAAGCAATATTAAGAACCTTAGATTTAATCCAGAACAGCGAATCCAGTTTTTACATTTCCTAAGTGTTGCATCTACTCACATCAAAAGGTGGGAAGCTGAAATTAGTAGGGAGTAAATATGAATCCTAGAAAACGAACTAGCACCCAGAAAATTCAAGACCACCTATCCGAGCATAAGTTTATCTCGAATGAACAATTGGAATACTTTTTGCTTAATGATTTTTCAGAGGCAGAAATCTTGAGGAGGAGCAGGCACAGGAATAATCGATCAATGCCTGATGGATTGCAAAAGATTACTTATGCCCTGTTTACTAAAAATGTTTTTTTTAGAAAATGGAAAGTCAAAAGAAATAATAAGGGGTACCACATTGAAGATTGATCCTGTTTCCAGATTTGAAGCATTAATGGCATCGGGTGGAAGATGTGAACATGTCTACCCAGATGGTGTAAGGTGTGCTTGCCGTTCTAATCTTCAAGCCCACCACAAGGACTACAGCGCATTTTCGGCTGAACACCCTGACCATTTAATCATTCTCTGTGAGTATCACCATATCGTAATACTTCACGCAAAAAAGGAACAGCTTTCATGAAACTAGAACAACTGGAAAAGACACCATTTCCCCAAGACCTAACCTTTGACTCGATGAGCTATGATGACCCATACTTTAGTGTAGGTCATTTAGTGCAGGGACTGGGGAACAAGTCTGCTATTAAAAACATTGTAAAAGTTATAGAGGCTAATTATTTAACCTGCAACTGGGATCATGCTTTCACTTGGAGTGGGCAATATATAGGTGGTCCAAATGATGGGGCAATGGTTCATCGAGAATATTTAATTAAAACTGAAGATGATTTCAGGAACTGGCTATTTAGGATGGCACTTCTTCAGATGCCAAGAATGAACACATGGGGTCCAGGCGGGCTTTCTTATCTTGATGCTTGGCATGATTTCAGGGTTATCTTTATGGGTCAGCATGTTGCTATGCTTACAGCACCCAAAGATGAATACATATTCCCTATCAGTGTAGCTACCAACCAAGGCAACTGCTACGAGTGTGGCAAGACTAGTCCAATCTTCTGGACAAGAAATGAAATCAACGAGTGGATTAACAGCCATGAGTGGTTACACATTGCGGAAAACAAAGATTTGCTAAAGCTGGTTTGCACAGAGTGCGGCAAAAAACTGCTTTCTTAATTTAGATATTTATAAGGAAAACCTATGACTTTTGAACCCATCCCACATCTACCACCAGATGAACATGAAAACATCAGCGCATTCTTTGAGAGGTGCTATGACCTGATCAGGGAAAGGGCCTGCGAGTATGAAACCCCAGTAGTTAGCTTTACCAAGATTGCGCTTTACTGGTCTGAGTATCTTGGATCAGAAGTCACCCCATACGATGTCGCAATCATGATGTGTCAGCTTAAGATCGCAAGGTTATCTAAAGGGCATCATCAGGATTCATTGGAAGATGCAGCAGCTTATCTGGCGATAGCCAACAGTTTAAAGGAGTAATCCACTGCACTGGGCCACCTCATCCTACCTGGGAGTGAGACACGGCCGGTTGAACTTTGCAGTGGGTTTTTATAACAGGGTGGGGGAATTACCACACCCATAACTAAAGAGAGAAAAATGCAATTCCTAGTACCTAAAAACTGGTCCAACTTTCAACACTACAAGAACAGGAATCCACCCTGGATAAAACTGCACAGAGGGTGCCTGATGGACCCTGCATTTCTTAGGCTAGATGTGTTCGGCAGGTCACTTTGCCCCATGTTGTGGATTTTAGCTAGTACCTATACAGATGGGCACATACCTTACAGCATTGAAGACATTGCAGTGGTGTTGAGGGTTACTGATGCTGAATGCCTAAAAGGTATTAAGTCATTACTGGATAAAGGTTTATTTCAAATTATAGAAGTTGATGCTAGCACTATGCAAGCAGATGCTAGCAACCTGCAAGCAGATGTGTGCAAAACAGTGCCTAGAGTAGAGGAGAGAAGAGAAGAGGAAGAGACAGAGGAGAGAGAGAGGAGAGGAGAGGCAGACACCTGCTCTGAGCTGGTTCCCATCTCTGAGCCAACCAGCCCAGAACTTTACCAACCTGAAATGATCTTTCCATGTGTAGGAAATCCAAAGACATGGTCACTAACTCAAAAGCTTTTTGATCAGATCCAAGAAGCCTATCCAGATGCCCCTATTTTGGATTGGATTAAAAAAGCCAAGCTTTGGGCAGAGACCAATACATCTAAGCGAAAAACGGCAAAGGGAATGCCATCATTCCTGTCCAGATGGATGGCAACCCAAACAGATAGGCCAGCTCAACCAAGAAGCTTCCAAACCAATGGCAAAGCCAAGCCTGACCTGCAGGCAGCTTTATCAGCAATGCCTAGAGGATTTCAGTTACCACAGAGGGTTCAACCATGAATATCACTATTGACTCAACCGCAGCTTATTTCGATTGGCCCGATTGGATTCAGTTTCATTCCACCTTCTACGGCTGGGATCAAGAAAGAGAACTTAAAATGCTTTTAGCCTGGTCAACCTATTTTGCATCAGAGGGTTATGGACCTGAAGAACTCTTGGCAGCATCCAAGGATCTGACAGGGGTCAAAATATTCAAAAGAGAGGAAACCATTCACGAATTAGAAAAGGCTTTACGGATCCGCAGGGAGAATTACCGCAGAACAATTAAACCTGAGGTTTCCGATTGCTCGATGTGCAGGGGCACTGGTCTAGTTCTGGTGCCATTCTTAGCCCATGTGAAAAATGGGATCTGGTCATCCAAAAGCAAATGCTGGGTAAGCTGTATTTGTATTAACAGTTTGCCATTTAAAAGCACTGCTTCAGGTGAAGGCAAAAAATCCATCATGACCTTGGAAATTTATGAACTCAGGAATCCAGACTGGATGCGCCAGATGGCAGCATGTGAAGAATCCGAACGCAACCTAGCTAAAACCCTGAATGACTTAGCACCCAATGGAAACAAACCCTTGGATGATATCCTAGACCGGATAGCCAAAAGGTTTAAGGAGAAACCAGTAGAGGAACCACCAGCAAGAATGATAGTGGATGCATCGGTCAGAACTTACGGCTAAAATCTGATTAGGGATGGATCCCGCAACCGGAAAAGGAATCCATGCTAATTGATTTTGGTCCACACACTACAAATTTACTTTGGCGAATTGGTGAAGCAAAATCACTCTGGTTTAAAAAAAATAACTGGCCGATCCATATTCAGAGGATGACTAAGTTTGGCATCTCTGAAGAGCAGGCCAGAACCTATAACCAGTTTTGTGGGCTTGCAGGTGAGGCAGCTTTGTGGGAATGGCTATACGGTGATCTTTCAGAGTTTTGGCAGCAACAGGCATACCTTCATGAATCCCAATCCCTGACCGATGGTGGCACAGATATGCCAGGACTGGATGTCAAGACTAGGGATTTGATCACTGACCCAATCCCCTGGCTAATTATCACACCTCATAAATTAGATACCAAGGTTCGATATGTGCTGTGTGTAGTCCAAAGTGAACACCCCAGCAAACCTGAGACTATATCGGTTGAGATCATAGGCAGCATCCATGGTGAAGTTGTGGACAGGCTTAAAGAACACTGGTGGCATGAAGGGCTGCACCGGATCACGATAGAGCAAGAGTATTTAACCCCACCCGAAACTTTAAAATGGTAGGAGAATAGTTATTACTGAAGGCACTTGCAGGAGATGTTTAAGGATCAGGATGCTTAGGTATGGTGTCTGCAATTACTGCGGATCTGAAGCCAGAACAACTACACAATTGATGATCCTATTAGGCAAACAGAAAGCCATGATTAAACAGCTAAGGCATGAGAGAAGATTGTTAAAGTTTCAACTGCAGACTGCCAAGGCTAAGCTGTCAAGGGCTAAATCCAGTCCTTGAGATTTTGTATCTAAAGGATTATCGGCAAAAATGGGGGAATGAGGCTAGAGCTTCCAATACCACCGAGCGCAAATCACATCTTTCGGGCATCCCGCAGGGGTCAAGTCTACCGATCCAAAAAATATGTTGATTGGCACAAAGCTGCTGAACTAATGGCAATGCTTACTAAGAAGGGCAAGGTAATTAATCCACCCTATGCAATTACCATGGTCATCATTGGTGGGTCAGGATGGCGCAAGGATCGCGATTTGGATAACTGCTGGAAACCTGTGCTGGATCTGTTGCAGCACATAGGAATCATTCAGGAAGATAACTGTCAACACCTTACCCGATTGCTAGTCACCTACTCCAAAGGTGATGGTAGACCCGCAGAATGCCACCTAACCATAGCAGGTGCATGATGCCATCAGATCATGATCACAAGAAGCACAACCCAAGACCAGCGCAGGTAAGGCGCACAGACCGACCAAGCCCACACCGCAGAGGCTATGGCCGAGCATGGGAAAAAATAAGGCTAGCTATCCTCAGAGAAGAACCCTTATGTCGTGGATGCCAAGGGCCAGCCACCTGTGTGGATCATATCCAACCTTTGAAACAAGGTGGCACAAACCACAAGACAAACCTGCAACCTTTGTGTGTTTCCTGCCACAACTCTAAGACATGGCATGAAACTTGGGGGCGAAAAAAATGAAAACCTTCAAAATCTCAGGGGAAAACCACATGACAGAACGGCAGGTAGGGGGGGGTCAACAAATCCAGCAGGGGGGCGGGAGTACCTTCTCGAAAAAAACGAGATTTTTGCATGATTTTTTAGGGCAAAATGAGGTGATGTTATGACTAGAGGTAGAAAACCTAATAAGAGACAACTATTGTCTCTTAATCCAAACCCAAGACCATCGACAGTAAACCCATCACCTGTTGAATGGGATGTGAACGACCCAAGAATGCCAGACTGGTTGGATGCAATCGGTCAGAAAAAATGGCACGATCTTCTGACAGGTCTAAAACCAATGGCTATTCTTTCATCCGTGGATGCTGATGCTATCGCTGTTTATTGTGCGATGTATTCGCAGGTGGTCAGGTGCCAGCAACAGATTAATGATTCAGGTGGATTCATCAAAGAAGATGGCCGACCAAAGAAAAGTGATCCAGCAGTAGATCAACTAACCAGTTTATCAGCCCGACTGTCCACCCTTGGAAAATCTCTTGGGCTTTCGCCTATGAGCAGATCCAAGATGGTTTCTGATCCTGTGGTTAGCCAGGGCAATTGGATCAAGGATCTTTGTGGTGTGGATATTGGTGCCAATGGCGATTAAGAAACCCAAGAAAAAAACTGCAGATCCATTGATCATTCCATTCATCGAACGAGCCTTGAAACATCACAAGGGTGAATGGTCAGGGAAGAGATTCACCCTTCAAGAATGGCAAAAGGAAATACTGCGTGAAGTGTTTGGGAAAGTAGATAAGCATGGAAACAGGATTATCAGGCAAGTCTACTTGGAAGTTCCAAGGAAAGCTGGCAAGACAACCCTAGCATCAGCAATTGCATTGTGGCTTTTGATAGAAGGTGAACCAGGCGCAGAGATCTATTCCGCAGCAGCTTCCAGAGAACAGGCACACATCTGTTTTGATTCAGCTAAGAACATGGTTGAAGCATGCCCACCACTAGCTGCTAAACTGCAACCATTCAAAAATACCATCATCTATCCTGACACTAAAAGCTTTTATAAGTCCATTTCAGCAGATGCACATACTGCCCATGGTGGTAACCCTCATGGAATTGTGATTGATGAACTGCACACCCAGAAATCGCGCGAACTTTATGACACCCTAATGACTGGAACCCTAGCTAGAAGGCAACCACTCTGCGTGATGATTACCACTGCTGGAAGTGATCGAACTAGTTTCTGCCATGACATGCACAGTCAGGCTATGAAATGGTTGGATGGAACTATTCAGGACAAAACATTCTATGCAAAAATCTTTGCTGCTGATTTGGATGATGACTGGACATCTGAAGCAACTTGGAAGAAAGCTAACCCTGGTTATGGGATCACTGTTAAGCCAGCTTACTTTCACCAGAAGGTTCAGGAGTGCAAAGATAATCCAGCACTAGAAGCAGCCTTTAGAAGGGATCATTTAAATCAATGGATTGAAACGGATGTTAGATGGATCAGTCCACTTAAGTGGGATGAATGCCAGATACCAACTCCAGATCTTACTGGTCGTGAATGCTGGGCAGGATTGGATCTAAGTGCAACCATGGATATGACTGCCCTAACACTTTTTTTCCCAAGTGAAAATGAAGATGAACCACACTATGTTCTGCCCTTCTACTGGGCACCTGAAGAAGCCGACAAACTGCGGGAGAGGTTAAACCGATTCAGAATTAAGCCATGGGTTAAGGCTAAAAAAATAACAGCTACTCCTGGTAATCGTGTGGACTATCGGCAGATCAAAAGGGATATCATGGCACTGGGCGAAATCTACAAGATTCAAGAGATTGCATACGACCCTTGGCACAGTGACCAGATTGTTCATGAGCTGTCAGATGATTTCAGCATGGTAAAGTTTGGGCAGACTCCTGCCAACCTATCACCACCCACCAAAAAATTAGAGGAATGGATACTAGCCAAGCAGATTTCACACGATGGAAACCCTGTTTTGCGCTGGAACCTTGGCAACATCTCAGTAAGCCTTGACGATAACAATAACTACAAATTGTCCAAAAAGAAGAGCCGTGATAAGATCGATGGGATTATAGCTTTAGTCATGGGGCTAGGCAGGTGGATGGTTACGGCAGGAGCTGAAACACACACTGAAACCACAGGAGCAGGGATAGAATTCCTGTAAATCATGCCATTTAAATCCCTAAGATCCCTATTTGCAAACACTGTAAACAAACTTGCTGGATATAGTTTGATTAGTGATTCAGGATCATGGACCTACACAGGCATAAGCACTACTGGCCAGAATGTTAATCAAGCTTCAGCCCTTACCTACAGCGCAGTGTGGGCAGCAGTTCGGGCAATCTCTGAAGGTGTAGCCAGTCTGCCCTTGCAAGTATTTAGAAGGGGTCATGATGGTTCAAGGTCAAAGGCTAATGATCATCCACTTTATCGAATCCTTCATGACCAACCAAACCCAGAGATGTCTGCCTTAACTTTTCGTGAAACCCTCATGGGGCATGCGCTCGTTTGGGGTAATGGCTATGCAGAAATTGTTAGGGATAAAAACACTGGCAGAGTGCAACAACTTTGGCCAATGGATCCATCACTTGTGGAACCTGTGCGTGATGAAAAAGGCGAACTGTATTACAAATACGGATCAGTAATCTTTCTGACCACTGAGATTTTGCATATCAAAGGCCTGTCTTTTGATGGTGTCAAAGGCTATTCAGTAATTGCCCAGGCTAAAAATTCAATCGGTCTTGGAATGGCTGTTGAAGAATTCGGATCAACCTTCTTTGGTCAGGGTGGCAAACCTGCTGGGGTCATCTCGGTACCAGGGAAACTAAATTCAGAAGCTATCCAGAACATGCGTAAATCATGGGAAGATATGCATGCGACTGTAAAAAATGCACATCGAGTAGCCATACTTCAGAATGGTGTAACCTACCAAACAATCGGAACCCCACCAGACGATGCCCAGTGGATAGCCAGTAGATCTTTTCAACTTCAAGAAGTGGCACGATGGTTTAAGATTCCAGCCAGCAAAATTGGTGCAGGCGCAGGAACTTACAGTAGTCTAGAGCAGGATAACCTAGCATTCCTTCAGGAAACTTTGCGCCCTTGGTTGATTAGGTGGGAACAGGAAATCAACTTCAAGTTGATTAGTAGCCTTGACCAACTTTATGCTGAACATAATCAAGATGCATTGCTAAGGGGTGACACTGCAGGCAGATCAGCATTTTATGCTAGTGCGCTTAGTTGGGGATGGTTATCTAGAAATGATGTGAGAGCATTGGAGAACCTACCACCATTTGAAGGTGGTGATGCCTACATGATTCCAAAAAACATGGACCCTGCCTTTGGACCAGGGCAAACACCAGCAGCAGTAGATCAGGCAAAAACTTTAGGACAGATGCCAACCCCACCCCTGCCCGATCCAGCACCTGCACCCCAACAAAATACCTTTGGCTTTGCCAAACTGTTGGAAGCTGCAAGGAAACAAATCCGCAAGATTGAAGCCAATCATCTTGGCCGGATTTCTAATAAGCCTGGGGAATTCATACCATCCTTAGAAAAGTTTTTGGAAGCCCATCAAGAGAGGGTCCAGATTATTTTGGAACCTGTCCTTGAATTCATTCAGCCGGAATCGGGTGGTGGTGTCCGAGCTGCTGCAGATCACTGTGAAGCATTGAAGGCTGAATGGTTGGATCTTGCAGGAAGTGCCACCCCAAGAAATCTAAAACTTTTGGCCGATGCTAAATTAGAAAACTGGATCGATACCAAAGCTAACTGGGAGAAAACATCATGGTTAAACTAGAAACACGATTCACCACAGAATTCCGAGTTGAAGCGGATGGGAAAAAACTGGTGGGTTATGCTGCCAAGTTCAGCCCTAACCGATCTCAGGACTTGGGTGGATTCCTAGAACAGATTGACCCCAAAGCTTTTACCCGATCACTGGCACAGGGTGCAGATGTTCGCGCACTTATTAACCATGATCAGAACCTAATCCTAGGTAGGTCCACCAGTGGCACTCTTAATCTTTCAGTGGATTCTGAAGGTCTGCTTGTAGAAATTACTCCACCGGACACCAGCTATGCAAGGGATTTAATGGTTAGCATGTCTAGGGGAGATGTTACCCAGATGAGTTTTGCATTCATCACCAAGAAGGATGCATGGGATAAAGAGGGGGAAAAGAATATTAGAACCCTGCTCGATGTAGACCTTCATGATGTGTCAGCAGTAACTTATCCAGCCTATTTAAATACTGAAATAGGCTTAAGAAGTCTGTCAAGTTTCTTAGCACAAAAACAGGAGCAGGAATCAGAGATTCAAAGAAGAATAAATCTGGTAAGCCTGTTAAAAGTAAAATAATCTTGGTATCCCAAAAGTGATCTGATAGCATGGTTTCATTACTCTTTCATGAGGATGGAACCATGGATAATAAAGATGCGCCTGTTTTGATTAACAATTGGTATGTTAGTGCTATTGCTGCCTGTCTAATTACTGGGCTAATTTTATTTCCGTGGCCCTCAGGTAACAAAAAAGCAGATAGTGTTGCCCAAGAAGCTACTAAAAATACCTTCTCAGAATTTGAAGCAGAATGGTTTAACAGGGATGATAGCTTCTTTAAGAAAGATCGTTTCAGAATTAGAAATAATACAAACCAAAATCTTAATGATGTTAGTGTAGAAGCAACTTTTTACCGAGATGATGGAACAAAAGTTACGGAAAAAATATATCAGGGTAAATGGAAAAATAATGACAAAATCCAGTTTACTGTTGGGGCACATGAATACCAAAAAGAAACAATTAAAGGCACAGCAATGCGGGAAGATGGCAGTCCTGTCATCCTGACTGGCCAATGGTTTCTTGTTCCAAACTAGACAGTAATGCTATTTTATTTAATAAATCTTCCTAGGTTGTCTTGACAGTTGTCGTGACACATTATAAACTATAGGTATAAGGTTAACCAATTCGGTTAGCCAAACACAAAGGGTTATAGGCATGAAGATTTTTACGACTGTTACTGATTTGCGCTTGTGGGTGTCAGAACGAGTTGGTGAGGATGAAACCAGTGATGTTATTGATGAGATAACAAATGCTATCCGAGATCACAAATATTTTCCAGCATGGGGTGAAGATGCCACTGCGTTTGTTGAGATGCTCAATAGCCTTGAAAGTTTCTATTTTCTGATAGAGCCAGAGGTGACCAAATAATGAAACCAGAACCCAAGGGTAATACCCCTAGGCAGTCCTTTAGGTTAACAGAAGGGGACAACGAATTGATCAGGCAGATTATGGAAAAGTTTGGTTTGCCTAATAAAACCCTAGCCATAAAGTTTTCATTGATCGCTGCTGTGGCTAGTTTCAAATTAAAAAAGTAATCACCCATCCACTACTAGCCCCTAGCTAATCCCTAGGGGCTTTTTTTTATTGTAGTCACGCTACAACATGAAGCCTCAACCCATCCATATCTCAGGCTAGTAGCAACCTAGATTTGATAACGCAATCTGTTTCGTGAGCAAAAGCATAAACGCTATAAACATAGCCATTCAGCATGCGCTGTTTTTCATCATTCCCTACAGTTTGACACATTTTAAACCCATGTAAAAATGGGTGTAGCCCTGCAGTATTTACGCATGGTGGCCACCGGAGCATTCCGGCATGGTGCCACTGCGTTGAGCGGGCACCTTGAAGAAATCTTTTCAAGGAACAATACTTATGAGTATTTCAGAAATCAAAGCTTTGCAGCTTGATCGCATCGAAAAGGTCAACTCCATGGAAGCCATGGCATCTAGGGCATTGACCCCAGAAGAACAAACTTCCTTTGATAATCTTGCAGCATCTGTAGCAGATATCGATATCAGACTTGCAGTCCTAGAAGACAATGCTGCTGGCAGTGCATCCATCCAACAAAATTCCGAAAAGCTGGAAGCTGTCAAACGCAGTGTAAGAAAATCTGCACCTATTGCAGCTCCAAACTTTGTTGCTGATCTTTCTGATAAAAAATCCAAGAGAACCAAAGCCAATGCTGTGCGTGGTTGGTTCCTTAGAGGTACCAGGGGTTTCAGGTCTGAATTTGCTGCTGCAGCAAATGAAATTGGACTAGACCTTAATAGCAACGAACTCAATCTTGAAGCTCGTGCCCAAGGTGTTGGTTCTACTGGCATCGGTGGTGCCTTGGTTAATGATGAATTCTATGGCACCCTTACGCAAGCTATGCGCGATTATAATGCTGTCCGTCAGGTAGCAACTGTAATCAGCACCAGCAATGGTAGTAACATTCAAATGCCATGCCTTGATGACACCAGCAACGCTGGAACCCTGATTGCAGAAAATGGTTCCATCTCGGAAGTAGCTTTGACTTTCACTAACAAAACCATGGCAGCTTATAAGTTTTCATCCGGTCAGGTTCTGACCAGTTATGAACTCATGCAAGATGCCCTCATTGATGTGGAAAGCCTTGTTGCTGAACAAGCCGGGATTAGGATCGGGAGAATTCAGGAAAGCTTATTCACAACTGGTACTGGATCATCCCAGCCCCAAGGTATTGTGGTTGGTAGTGCTGCAGGTAAAACTGCTGCTGCAACCAATGCCATCACTATTGATGACATTATTGATTTGGTGTTCTCTGTAGACCAGGCATATAAGACCACTGGCAATGTTGGTTTCATGTGTCACCCTTCTGTTTTGGCAGCCATTGCTAAATTGAAGGACACTAGCGGTACTCCTGTATTTTCCCAGAACTATTCTGGTGCAGAAGCAAGGGTGCCAACCATCATGGGTTATCCTGTGACCCTCAATTCCAACATGGCATCTAGCCTATCTGCTGCTGGCAAAGTCCTGTTGTTTGGTGATTTTAGCAAGTACTTTGTGCGTGATGTTGCAGGTGATGGTGGTATCACCATTGTTCGACAATCTGAAACCTATGCGACTTCCGGCCAAATCGGCTGGGTAGCTATTGCAAGGTCCAGTGGATTGTTGCTAACAGCTAATGCAACCACTTATAACCCTGTTAAACATTTAATTATGGCGGCTTCCTAATGCTAGTAACTATTTTAAAAAACCTGTCTGGATTGGGAAAATCATTCCAAGACAGACAGGTGGTTGATCTCCCAGACGATGTCGCTTCTGAGTGGTGCAGGATTGGTTATGCCAGTCCTGCCTCACCAGCAGCAACTGAAAAGGCTAGTTCAAAAGTCATACCTGAGGTACGAAAAAATGGAAATCAAGGGTCGAACGCAGGTAGTGACACAACCGACAACCGAACCTCTGACACTGTCAGAACTAAAAAACCATCTAAGGATTGATGGTAGTTTTGATGATGCTTTGCTTAATAGCTGCATTACAAGTGCAAGGATGTACTTTGAATCGCAGTGCGAGATATCCATAGCCAGTCAAACAATGCTGCTGGCTTTGGATTATTTCGATGACATCATTTATCTGCCTAAAGGCCCAGTTCAGTCCGTACAAGATATCAGTTACGCAGACTCAAAAAACATTGTGCGGGAAATGGATGATTGGATAGAAGATCTAGTCAGTAACCCTGCAAGAATTACCCCTTCCTTTGGAGATTCATGGCCAGCCACTGCAGATGTAGTAAATGCAGTGGAGGTCAGTTATACCACAGGCTATGCCAATGCTAACCTAGTGCCTAAATTGCTGAAATCTGGAATGTTATTCTATGCTGCCCATCTGTATGAAAACCGATCAGCGGTCACAGATGGTGACCTTAAAGAAGTTCCAATGGCTGTGGAGTCTATCATCCAACAGTACACCACAGGAATCTACCACTAATGCGCCCAGGACTATTGCAGTATAGGGTGGAGATTCAGCAACCGACATCCACAAGGGATGCCATGGGTCAGCCTGTGATGAGTTGGACCACCTCCCAAACACGATGGGCAGGAATTATTCCACTGACATCCAGAGAAGGTTTTTACGCTAAATCGGTCAGGCCAGAACTATCCCACCGGATTACCCTCAGATGGTTTGCTGGTTTGGAGCATGGCCACCGGATCAAAATGGATGCAAGAATCTTTAATATTGCCAGCATCATTAATGTTGATGAAGGCGACCACACTTTGCAGGTGGACTGCGTGGAGCTGGTGAACTAATGAGCAAACTAGATCGATCCAATCTGATTAAAAAGGGCAAGGTTTCCATTGGTGGATTAGATGCCCTATTGCAGACCTTTAAAGATTTAACTGGTGGCAAGTCTGATACCAAGTTGGTTTCGGCTATGCGCTATGCCCTACAGCCCTTGCAGAAACAAGTGAAGGCCAATGCACCAAGGCAAAGAAGCAACAAGAATAAACAAGGTAGATTAGGACTTCTCAGAAAATCCATCGGACTAAAAACTAAGAAATATGGCAGGGGTGTAAAGAAAAGAATCGTCGGATTTGTTGGACCTAAGATTAGCACCATATTTGTTAAAGGGAAATTTATATCAAAGCCTCACAAATATGCCCACCTTGTTGAAAGAGGCGCAACCTCACACGCAATTAAGCCAAGAAAATTAGAACGATTAAACACCTTTATGGGTCCATTGAAAGAAGGATCCAAAAAGCAGGTAACCCTGAGCAGTTACCGACATCCTGGAGCAACCAAAAAACCATTCATGAAACCTGCACTTGCTGCTGTTGGGTCACAGATCTTTAATAGGTTTGGCGAAAAGATGATAGAAATTATCCAGCAATCAGGAGGCCGAAAATGATTGAAGCAGATTTTTATTCTTACCTCACAAGCCAAACAAGCATCACCACACTGCTGGGAACTAGGATCTACCCAGATGCCAGCCCGCAGAATGCAACGCTGCCACTTCTGGTCTATGAAAAAACATCTGTGGATAGGCAGTTGACTTTGCGTGGGGCAACAGGTGTATGCACTGCCAGAATCACTTGTGATATTTTTGCTGCAAGCCGTACGGTTTGCGAATCGATAGTTGAATCCATTAGACTCAGGGTAGATGGTTTTCGTGGGAACTGGAACACCACTTACATCCATCAGTCCAGATTGGATTCGCAGGATGTGGGGTGGGATCTGGAATCTGCAAAAGATACTGGGATCCACCGAGCAACGATTGATGTAGTGGTAAGTTTCACAGAACCAATAACCGATTTTTTTGGAGGCTAGAATTATGTCAGTAGCATCAACTTATGGAGTTACCCTCACCGCTGGCACTGCTATTGGAGAAGTGATTTCCATCACTCCACCCCAAAGCAAAACTTCAGCCATTCAAACCAGCAACCTTTCCACCACTGGTCAAACCCACACCTTTATCGCAGGCTGGGAAGATCCAGGGGAAATGAGCTTTGAAGTTAACTTGACTTCAGCAAATTATGCAGCCATGAATGCGCTTGCAAATGCTAGCCCTGTGGTAGAAACCACATTCACAATTACCATTCCTGCCCCTATCACCTTGGCGATTGCAGTCAAAGGTTTTATTACCTCTAGGGGTATTAGCACCATTGCTGTGAGCGATGACTTGATTAAGGCATCTTTCACGATTAAAGTCTCAGGCGCTTGTTATATTTAACTAGGAGTTTTTTAATATGGCTTTATCTCGATCACAGATCCTTTCGAAAAAAGACAACCTGCCTAGGCAGGAAGTTTTAGTTCCAGAATGGGAAGGATCTGTTTGGGTCAGAAGTCTGACAGTAGGTGAGCGAGATTCAATAGATAACGAATTCAACGCAGCACGAGTCAAGAATAAAACACCTGACAACCTTAGAGCAAGGATGCTTATTAAAGGGTGCTGCGATGAAAAGGGAAAAGCATTATTTACAGAAGCGGATATCGCAGAAGTGAATGTGTTACCTGCAACCATCCTAGAAAAAATCTTTGATGCGATTCTTAAAATCAATCGCATTGGAGCAGGGGCAGTAGAGGATGCGGAAAAAAACTAAGGGAAAGCCCGAGTAGATTATTTCTATTCAGGCTGGCTGGACATCTTAAAAAGATGGTGTCCGAGATCGAGCAGGATATGAGCCATTCTGAATTCATGGAGTGGGTCGCATTTGCAAGGATCGAACCCATAGGGGATGCGCGATTAGATTTCCTAGCTGGTAGTGTTCAGCATACTCAGGTTGCTTGCACATCCACCAGCAAACACAAGCTATCTGATTTTATCCCTGATTGGTTAGGTCAGAAAGCATCTGAAAATAAGCAGACACCTGAAATGATAGCAGCAATGTTAGGCGGGTTAGTCACTAAGAAAAGGAATTAGACATGGCAGATACATCCTTAGGACGAGCCAGTCTATCCGTTACAGCAGACCTATCAGGCTTCACATCTTCCTTAGATACAGCATCCACAAAAGTTCAAGCATTTGGTAGTAGCAGTGTAGCTGCAGCTATGGATGCCAATAAGGTTACCACCGCAACCGAAAAGGTAACGCTATCGCTTGAGCAGCTCCAACAGGCAGCAGCATCAGGTTCTATCAATGCGACCATGTTCAAGCAAACATCTGCAGCAGCTAAGCTGGCAGTGGATCAGATGGTCTTGCTCGATGGCGCAACCCTGTTATTAGCCAAGGATGAAAACGAATTACAATTCCAGACTGCTAAACTCAACACAGGTTATAAAGAACTAGAAAACAATCTGATCAAGAATGATGCAGCATTTAAGAACAATACGCTATTGATCGAGTTAAACACCCAGAAGCAAAAGCTACTAGCCCTAGAAAATAAGAATGTGGTTGCATCGATGCTTGCTTTGGATGATCAGGCAATAGGTTATGCAGCATCTACTAAAACATTGAATGCAGAACTAGACATCAATGCTCGGAAGTTAGAACTGCAAGCTAAGCAAATGATGTTAGATAGTGGAGAAACTAAAAGGCTTCATGATGAGTTAGTAAAACTTGAAGCGCAAGAAAAAGCTTTGGCATTAGCTGAAGATAAGGTAAAGGGTATCAATCAACCAGTTCCAATCATCGAACCACCCGCAGTGGTAGAACCACCCAAGGTGGATAGTAATACCCCTGAGTTTGTCCAGGAACAAATTAACCTGAAGTCTAAGACAGACTTAGCAACCAAGGCTTTGGAACTGCAAGCAAGGCAAATGAACATTGATTCAGGGGCTACTAAAAAGCTTCACGATGAAATGGTCAGGTTGGAGCAGATCGAGCAGAAATTAATTGCTGCAGAGAATAAGGCTAGGGGAATTCCCCCACCACTACCGATCAAACCACCACCAATTCCAGAGAATAAAAACACCGCAGCATTTGTATTGAATGCTAAAAAGATGTCTGCAGAAACGGACATCCTCAATAAGAAACTAGATCAGCAAGCTAGGCAGATGATGATTGATAGTGGTGCTGCTGCTAAGTTGGCACAGGAACTATCCGCATTAGAAAAGGCTGAAAAGAAACTGGCAGATGCAGAACAAAAGATCAATGCTGCAGCGGGTAGGGGTCAGACAGCCAAGGAAAAGGTTAAGTCGCCCACCAAGGGTGCAGCATCTGGTGGTGGCATGAAAATCACCGATATGCTAGGCATAGGTTTTTTCACCGCAGTCTTTGACCGCATGTTCACCAGTGTAGGTAATGTCATTGGCGCAGTAGGGAAACTAGGGACAGACATCATTGATGCGGGTGCTAAATTCCAGCAAGTGGATATCCGGCTAGGTTCATTGACTGGTGTTTCAGGCATGGCCCAAGGTTTGCAAGACATCATGAAATCTGGACCCAGTGCGAGCTTTGACACCTTGGCCGAACATGCCACCCGATTGGCTGCTCTGAAGTTTGATGCAAATTCTGTGCAGGTGTTAACTGGTCAATTTAACAAGCTTGGCATAGCCCTTGGAAATCCTGAAAAGATCATGGCTTTGATCGTGGATAAGATTGGCGATATGGCCAGTGAAGGTCAAGCCACCACTGCAGCCCTGGACAAGTTAGCTGAAGAGGGTGTGAACGCTTACAGCGTACTAGCTATGAGGATGCAGATTTCTGAAGCAGAGGCCAAAGCTGCTGTAGCTGCTGGTACTGTGTCAGTGGCTGAAGCATCATCAGCAATTGCTATGCTAGCCAATGATCCCAAGCACATTGAAGGATTTGCGAAAACAGCGAATAGCTTTTATGGTATTTGGCAGACTGCCAGCAATAACATCCTAGCTTTGTTCCAGAAGATAGGTGGTTACTTTGTTGAAGGCTTTAGCCTGGTTAAACTTTCGGACACGATCACCCAAACTTTTAAGAGCATAGGAAACAAATTGGATGAGTTGAAACCCTACTTTTTAAAGTTTGGTGTATTCGTTTCAAGTGTGTTTAAGATCATTGGAAATTCGGTGGAGGATTTCTTTAAAGGTTGGGTAGGTAAAGCGGAAGAATTTAATGTTGAAGATATTATGAAAAGCGCAAAGATGGCTGCAATAGACTTTGGTTCCTCCCTTTTAGAAACAGTTAAACTAGTTATAATTGGACTCACTGAAATTATTAACAGCTTTAATGAGCTGATTGATACTATTAAAAACTTTAAGCCTAGGGTGGTTGATGCGGTTATAAAATTCAAGCCATTGGGCAAAGATACGCCTGGCCTTGATCTTCTTGAAAAAAACAACCCTGTAATTCACCAACCATTCCCACCATTTGTACCTATCAAAACTGATAAGACAGAAAAGTTTTTCAATGATCAGATTAACAAGCTAGATATTTTAAAAAGAGAGGCAGCAAAGCCCCTTGAATTTGGACCACCTAAGAATTTGATGGATCCAAATCAAATGGAAAAGCCTAAAAGCGAGCTAAGGGAACTAATTGATTTTTACAAGGCTAATGTTAACGCAATTCAGAATAATGTGGGTGCAAAAGAATGGAGTGAAAAGGTTGGCCGATTAAGGAACTTCAACCAAGAGATTACAAAAATATTTGATGACAATCGAGATAAAAAAAGCTCGGATAAATTCCCTTTACTAGATAATGTTCTGGAGAAGCTGGAACCAAAAGTCAAAAATTTAAATGATGCTTTTAAGGATCTAAATGATGAGATCAATAGGAAGGAACCACCCAAGTGGGAAAAGTTCTTAGCAGATAACCTGACACCATTACAGATCTATCAGAATGAATTAAAGAAACTTAGCGCACTTCTAGACCCAACACAAGGGCCAAACGGACTTAAAGCCTTTGCAATCGGTTCTGCTGCAGCTATCAAGAAGCTCAAAGATGCCACTGGCCTAGGCGGTCCACAGCAATTTGCTAGTGCAGTGCAAGCTGGATCGGCTGCAGAATTTCAGGTCAAGGTTGATGAGATGGGCAAAGGCAAAAATGTCCAGGAAGAAATTAGGCAACTGATGGAAGCTGCTGCAGAGGTAGAAGCCCAACAGTTAGAAGCTGCTAGAGAGATTGCTGCAGCCATTAAGAATCTACCCGCAGCAATGCCAAGACCACAAGCCATTGCAGTAGCCCTTAACCCTTAGGAATCATCATGGCTATTGATCTATTTGAAGAACTATGGCAGGAGCGAAAAGGAACTCTGGATAAGAGCTACCAGAATACTTTTTCGCGGTCTTTCATTGTTCATACTAATACTTTAGAGCAGACGGATATTAATATTTATGATGCCATTTATGGGCATCCGAACTGCCCACAAATTGGGGATCTTTTCCCTGGGGATGATGATTCATACGCTCAGAATGTAAACATCAGCCCTGAACAGGATGACCCGCAAACTTGGAAAGTTACGATTGAATATTCAAGCAACCCAGATGCAGCCTCCAGCAACTCGGGTGGTTCTGGCGGTGGCAGCACCCCACCACCCCAAGTGGAAACCCAGCAGACTGGACAGAAACCAGCAGATAGGGAAGCAAACCCCACCCTAAGACCACCCGATTTTAAAGTGAACTTTGTTTCATTCCCTTACATAGTGCCGAACATTAACAACAGTGCAGGTGATCCTTTTGTTCCACCCATCACAGTGGAAAAGTTTAGGCCAGTGTTTTCGATTGGATGCAATGTTAAGAGCATCAACAGCTACACCCTAGCCACCTATATAGGAAAAGTTAATTCCACCAGTGTGACATTTACCACAGGCACTGGGTGTGTGTTATCGATCCCAGCTAAGACTGGAAAGATTAAGAATATCAACACCGAACTATTGCTAGAAGGTAGCTTTCAATACTGGCGATTAACCTATGAAATTGAAATCAACACCAGTGTTAGCCCAATAGATAACACCACTGTGATTGGGTGGGATATGTACATACTTGATATGGGGTATAGGTTCAGGAAAGATGATGGAGAGATGGCCCCAATTTTTGAGGGTGGGCAAAAAGTCACCACACCAGTAAAGCTTAATGGACTTGGGAAAAAAGCGAATGTAGGTTCTAGCAGTTATCGTCAATTTACATCATCTGAAATTTACGGAACTATCAACTTTGCAACTTTACCAGGACTAGGATTCTTCTAATGCCCGATCCAGTAGCGTTTGAATTTGAAACTGCAAAGCAACTTCTAAGACTCCTGAAGAAGTCCAAGGATGGTAGCTACAATTCCGAGATAGATGATACTATCCCTTTGGATCATAGCCCTGCTTTTATGTGGGCTTATGTTCCTGCCAATGTTACTTGTACATTATCTGGAAACCCACCAGCTTGGCAAATACCAGGAGCAACGACCTGTTACCCTCTCAACATTGGTAAAGATAGTAACGGTTCTCTGCAGTGGGGTAAATCCGATACTGCCGGATATATAAATGGCGGCATCACCTGCACAACTTTTACTCCTAGGATTGGATCTGAATCTGCCCCATCTGTTTTTGCAGGGTTTTATCTAGGGGTTATTTTTGAATATGATTCTAGCGAACGGCCAAGAGTCATGATAGGAAAACCAGCTAACCCCAATATAACCCCCAGTGGAAATGCGGTTATAGAAGTAGTCAGTGATGTGATATGTACCCCAACAGGAATTGAGGTGCAAACTATTCAGTTATCTGGAAAAGACTACGATACCGCAGTGATAAGGCAGTTCCTTGGGCTATCGGATGTGATACCTGTTTCCTATTCAGGGCAGCAAAACAGAGTGGTTAAGGTTAATTCTTCTGCCACTGGTTTAGAGTTTGGGCTTAATGCAGGAACCTTAGAAGCGGACATATCAACGATTAAGGCAGACATAGTAACACTTAAAGCTAATGTAGTTACTATTAATTCAAGATTAACAGGCATAGATGCAGCAGTAGCATCAGTGGTTACTTTATCTAATTCACTTGCTACAAGGGTTACTGCCATTGAGAGCAATGTTACTACATTGCAGGCAAATGCTACCGACTTTGAATCCAGGCTAGCAGCACTGGAGAACCCATAATGGAATTTGGGACCAACATTGACAGGCAGTCAAGGGTGATTATTTTACGAGCTTACATTAACCCTACCACAGATATAATCGATTGGGGATCTGGCCAGAATGTTCCAGTCCGACTTCCTGAATACGAACTGTTTACCTATCGTGTATTTTTAAAGGGCAATCTTCCAATTGGTTTAGAGAATAATAGGATCTATTATCTTCAGAGGCAATTAGGGGGATCAAACCCAAACCTTCTTTTTTTGTCTACAGACGATATTGATAACAATAACCCATTTGATTTTACCACTGAGAATCTAGAAGGATTTGTCACTTGTGAGGCATGGACAGTTGATTACAAGTACACCACCTTTCCCTGCATAGAAAGAGCAGCTACGAATGTTCAGGATATGTTCTGTTGTCCACCAAAAGCAGAATTAAACACCAACATCCCAGAGTTTTTAACCTTGGATACTGGCTCAGAAGATGATTCAGGTGATTATTATTTAGCAACTTACAAGGTTATGAACTCGGTACCTAATTGGGTACCACCCTTGGGGTATCAACCAGCAAACCTTGCCTACAAAAGCAGGAACAAACCCTATGTTCCAATCACAAGGATGCAGACCAACATTTATGCTGGCCCTAGTCGTTACGAAACTGTCAACCAAATGTATACCATTGCTTGGGAAATGATGACAGATCATCAGGTTGTTAATGGTTTAGCGACTGGGAATATACGGATAAAGGTTCTATGCACTGTTTGGGCTTTAACTCCAGGGAATATGCCAGCGGATGGAGGAGGTTTGAAAACACTTCAGGAATATTATTCTGAATGGGTTCATAAAGATGAATTTGATTATGATGGAACCTGCACGATATTGAATAATATGGACGCTGATTATTTTGGACCTAGCGTTATGGGTTATTATGAAACTCCAGCAGGTCTACCGATTCCGCATACGGTTTCAGTTTCTAGAAGTGCTGCAAATGTTACCATGCCTAGCACTCTCTACCTTAATATGCCCGATGCAGTTTTTGTAACTCCTGAAGGAAACATACCACTGGGCAACATAGCAGAAGCCTTGAACTACGATTCAATCCTTGGGGCTTATTATTCTGACATAAAAGATCATTACTTAATAAAAGGTCGATACTACATACCCTTTAATTTTTACCCAGTAGCAGCAGCATACAACCCATTTAATCCAAATCGAATGGGTATAGGTTTTGGGCAGGGAGGTATTAATTCTCAAATTTCCGAGAGTGGCGATGGGCTATTTTATGACACCATAACAAACCAAGGTCCATACTATTTTGGCGCACGCACCCCACCACTTTATTTTACAAATGACATTGAAGAAAGAGGACCATTTGTTGGCAGTTTATCTGAAGCAGGGGCTGGTTTTGGGGGGATATTCTCAGGGTTAGCACACGGGAAACCATTCATAGATTCTAGAGCTAAAGTAATACTGACTGGGACCGCTGCGGGAAATCCGATTTTCGACCTTGAAGGCCATGTTATTGGTGTGTCTTTAGTAGGTGGTCGTGGATCTGGTTATATAACTCCACCGACTGTTGTTGTTGTCAATTCTAATGCCATTTGTGTTGCCACTTTAGGGGAAGGTGAATTTGAAGGGCAGGTTATTTCAGTTACTGTTACCAATGCAACGACAAACTGGTATGGCAATAACGCCTATGTTTATTTTAGCCCACCACCACCACCCTATTTCAGACTGAAAGAGAAAAACAGGAGCATGGATTTATTTTATTCGTCTTATGAATCAGCTATAAAAAGACAACCTGTTGGCACCAGTTATCAACCATATAATTTTTACAAGAACTACTTTTATTACATTACATCATTTCATCCGGATGCTTACATCACCAGCCTAACATCTATTCCACCACCCCCAAGCTAAAGGATTCAACCATGGTTATTCACTTTGAATTGCATCCTTCATGGACTCAATCTCTACTGTTTGGAGATGCACTTAAGGCTGGGGTAAGCTTAGGTAAGGATAATCACTGGCATTACAACGGCATCACCGGATTGTATGTGGTTTCGAATGGTTTTCTGATTATCGAAATCATTGAAAAGCCCTGTGATATAGAACCCAGTTTAATCAGGGTTACGATCCGGCAGATTCAAGCAAGGTTGATGCAGCCAAGGAAGCGAAAGAATGGGAAGTGAAGTCTATTTTGTTTGGAATGCGGGTGTCACATTTAGTCAGACTAATGTTGAAAGCTCTGTGGTCATTATCTATTCAAGGGGGTCATTATGCCAGCAGGACAATATGCTATCTACGCTGAGCAGGGCGCAACCTTAGAAAGAATAATTACCTATACCGACTCTGCAGAAGCCATCATCAACCTGACTGGCTATACCGCAAAAATGCAGGTCCGCACCAGCGCAGAAAGTCCTACTGTAGTGCTAGAACTAACCAGCTCTGCAGGCATCACCATTAATGGAGCTGCTGGCACCCTCACCATCTTAGTGGCTGCTTCCGTCCTATCAGCTATCGCACCCTTAATTTATGTTTACGATCTGGAAATCACTGCACCGAGTGGGAAAGTGACGCGACTCATTGAAGGTAGATTCTATGTTAAAGCTGAGGTAACCCGATGAGCGTAACTGTAAACGAAATCAACAACACCATTCTAGTCAGCCAAGAATCCAATGCTGTGGCGGTCACCCAGTCTGGTGGTCAAGTTGCAGTGGTGGATACTGGGGCAAACCGCATCAGTGTGTTATTCCCAAGTAATGCAGTAGAGGTATCCAGCCCTGGATATGTTGGCCCAGTTGGTCCAGTTGGACCCCAAGGCGCAACAGGCACTAGCAATGGCCCACTGGATGACCTGACCGATGTTCTTATTGTCAGTGCTGCAGATGGGGATGTTTTACGGTATTCGCAGGGCTTGGGTGTCTGGACTAATAGCAACCGTCTCGATGGTGGAAACTTTTAAAGGAATCGATTATGCCAACAACACTAAGAATCAAAAGAAGGTCAAGCTCTACAGTGGGCGCACCTTCCACACTTGCATCCTCAGAGCTGGCTTTTAACGAAACATCTGGGGGTAGGGTGTTGTACTACGGATTGGGGGATGTCAGTGGCACAGCTTCCAGTGTGATAGCAATAGGTGGCCCTGACTTTGTTTCTAGTACCATACCCAACCTTACTGGGGTAGTCACTTCTGTAGGCACCACTACCAGCATTGCTAACGCAGCAATCACAAATGCGATGTTGGCGAATACCGCAGTAGCTAATTTAAGCGGGAGTAACTCTGGAGACAACGCTGTCAACAGTTTGTACAGCAGTCTCATTTCCGATAAAACGGTAGTCCTCACGGCTGGCAGTGGTGTTACAGTAACAGGAACTTATCCATCCTTCACGATAGCTGCCACCGGATTAGGTGGAACAGTAACTAGTGTTAGTGTGGTAAGTGCCAATGGCTTTGCAGGAACTGTTTCCACAGCAACATCCACACCAGCCATCACGATAAGCACATCCATCACTGGCCTAATCAAAGGCAATGGAACGGCACTGAGTGCTGCTGTTGCTGCCACTGATTATGTTGCACCAAATGGTGCTTTAGGGACACCCTCATCTGGTACTTTAACCAACTGCACATTCCCAGTTTTAAACCAAAATACCACAGGTACCGCATCTAATGTAACTGGGGTTGTTGCAGTAGCTAATGGTGGCACAGGCCAAACTTCCAGCACTGGTTCGGGTGCAGTGGTACTAGCTAACACCCCTACTCTTATCACTCCTAATATTGGTGCAGCTACTGGAACTAGCTTAGTGCTTTCAGGAAATCTGACAGTCAATGGAACCACAACCACAATTAGCTCCAGCACTTTAGTTGTTGGGGATAAGAACATAGTTCTGGCCAGTGCGAACACTACCGATGCGGGTGCTGATGGGGGTGGGATAACCATCAAAGGTCTCACCGATAAAACCTTTAACTGGATTGATGCCACCGATAGCTGGACATCTTCCGAGCATATTGATCTAGCCACTGGCAAGGTCTTAAAAATTAATGGAACCACAGTACTTTCCGCTACCGCTCTGAGTGGTGTGGATATAGATGGGGGGAGTTTCTGATGCCTAGTTATTGCGTCCAAAATGCTGGTACATCATTTTACAATGGAACCTTTGATTATTATGCAGCGGGTGAATACCGAAAAACAGACAACGCTTCATCTAAGATTGTTTATAATGGTGATGGGCTTTGGTATTTTATTAACTTCAGTACGGAAGGATACACTGCGGCTAGTTATAGTGCTACCCCACCTTTAACTGGATGGAATGTGTCTGGTAATGGTACAGGAACAGCACCAACGCTAACAGAGGGAGCCTGTTTAGTAGATCCTTATTGTGTGGCAAGTGCGGGAACGACAGTAGCTAATGGCACTTACAGTTTTAATTCTAGTTCATACAACCAATTCATGTCTGGATATTGGCAGCACATCACCCAGCCCCTTTTAAAAATGGGTTACGGCATGATGGGGTCTTATGAAATCATTAATGATTCCACTAGACTTTATTACGCATCAACCTTAACTGGCCTTTGGTCCACTGATTATGGTACAGCATCAGCCCCCACAGTTACCGCAGGGGCTTGTAGTTCCCCAACTCCAACACCGACCCCTACACCAACACCGACTCCTACACCAACGCCAACACCGACTCCTACACCAACGCCAACACCAACACCAACACCGACTCCAACACCGACACCTACTCCAACACCCAGTCCAAGCCCAAGCCCAACACCGGCAAACATTATTCGACCCAAGCGCAGCACGACTGCTTCAGCCGTTCCAAGTTCTTTGGCGGCCTATGAACTGGCGGTAAATATTTCCGATAAGCGTATATGGGTTGGGTCATCTGATGGCACTCCTGTGCTAATGTCAGAGTTAAATGATCTACCACCAAGCATCGATGGCGGGACTTTCTGAAAATGGCTAACACCATCCGACCTAAAAGAAGTTACACAGCAACCAATACCCCAACTCTGGTAAGTGGGGAACTTGGTATTAATGCAGCCGATGGTAAAATATTTTTAGGTAATGCTGCAGGTAATGCAAATGTTTTGGTAGGGTCACTTAATCGATCCGACCATACAGGAACTTTAACTGTTGCAAATGGTGGTACAGGTTTAGGAACATTAACGGCAAACAATGTCATCCTTGGTAATGGAACTTCCACCCCAAGCTTTGTTGCTCCTGGTAGCAGTGGCAACCTACTCACCAGCAATGGGACAACCTGGCAAAGCACTACACCAGCAGCATCATCATCCATGCCAACTGGCGCACTCATGCCCTATGCAGGGGCCACAGCACCTACTGGATATCTTCTTTGTGATGGCAGCAGTGTAAGTAGTTCAACTTATTTAGCACTCCATGCAGTGTTATCAAACACCTATGGTGGATCAGCTTACACAGGGTCAGGGGCACTTAGTTTTAATCTGCCTGATCTTAGGGGCAGGCTTCCGATGGGTGCTGGAACAGGTACTGGGCAGAACGCATCAGGCACAGGGGCACCAAGTGGAACAGCACAAACAGCTAGGACTAGGGGCCAGTGGCTAGGGGAAGAAACACATCTTTTAAGCATTTCAGAAATGCCAAGCCATAACCACACAGCAAACACAGGAAGTGCTGGAAGTCACTTTCATAGTTTTGGCAAACCAGCTTTGTCTTATAATGCTCCAAATGGAAATATTAGCGCATCAACACCAGGAGGTACCTTACACAGATTTTCTGATGGTGATGGAGTGAACGACACAGACACAGCACCCAACCACCAACACACGATCAACGCAGAAGGTGGCGGGTCTAGACATAGTGTGGTACCTCCTGTTGTTGTCCTTAATTACATCATCAAAACCTAGGAACCATCATGGAAATACTTATTACCGAAACGACAACCAGTGAAAACATCACAGGCTGTAATGTAACTTTCATCAATCGCAACAAAAAGAAAACGATTAATGATGCAGACTTCTTCCCAGAAGGATCAGAAGTGGATGTGAAAATTAAACAGTTAAAGAAGTTACTTAAAACCTATTTTGATGCACAGGTGTAAACCATGAACCTAATACCCATTCTATTATTAACCCTTGGCCAGCAGGTTACCCTGCCTCAGGAAATCCATGGGCAACCAGGGCAATTCATTTCCATCCCAAGTGTGACCGACTGCAAGTCCGTTCAATGGGTGGTCCTTGATGTTGGGCTAAACCTTTTTCCAGTGGAGCTGCTCAGGGATACCACTACCGCAGTAGTATCTGCAAACAACCCTGGTAAGTATCGAGTCTTGGCCTATGCTGCCAAAGGGGATGTAGCATCTAAACCTGCACTCACCACAGTCTTGATTGGTAATCCACCTGAACCCATACCAGCACCGGATGAAACCACCACCAAACTAACCCGAGAATTAAAGTCACTTTATGTGTCATTAGGTGAGGATGATAAGCAGGGGAAGGTAAAGAAACTAAGCGAGCTTTATGCCAGCTTTGCCACCACTGTCAAGGGTGAGGAAGTCCAAACCGCAGGGGAGTTATTAGGGTTATGCAAAGAAGCAGTGGCAAGGGTGCTTAGCCCTTCAGATTTGCGGGAAATAAGAGTCCGGATACAATCAGAGCTGTTAGGTTTCCCGACTGATCCAGATGAAAAGCTGGATGACAAAATAAAAAAAATGATAAGTGGGAAATTTATGGAAATATCTAAAGCCCTAGAGCGAATAACTAAATGAGCGGACCATCCAATCTAGGATGGATTCCACCCAGTGAACGCACCTCAGGACAGATCGAGCTGGACGCACAAATCCAATCTCGATGGGAACCCTTCAAGATTAGGGGCAAATACAAAGAACCCACCTCAGCCCTTCTTTATCGATTTATTCATGATCATAAACCCTTCTACCAACAAACCGGATCATGTGTAGGCAATGGCCTAGGGATGGCCCTATGGTGCCTTGAATCCATAGAGGTTAACCAACTCGGCCAGCTTGAAAATCCTGTCTGCCCATTTTGGTTATTGCCCTACGGAAAATCGCGCGAACTTGCTGGCATGAGTGGTAGAGGTGAAGGAAGTTTCGGATCTGCTGCCATAGAAGCCCTCATGAAATTTGGCACCCTGCCATCCGATGATCCATCAGTTCCCAAACCCAAACTGGTGGATGGGGCATGGACATGGGGGGAAGCTGCGGAAATGCAGTGGTCAGATGGCGCAGCGATCAAACCTGCATTCCTATTGCAGTCTAAAAAATACACCCTGCAAACATCCGCACGAATCAAGTCATGGCAAGAAGCCAAGGCTGCATTAATCAATGGGTATCCCTTGACCTGTGCTTCTAACTGGGGTGGGGAAATGAACCCACCAATTAAAGGTACACCTGCAGTCATCCTGAATAGAAGGGTGACCCAGTGGGGCCATCAGATGTGCTGCTTAGCATGGGTCGATCATCCCGAGCTTAAGGATATATTCTGGATTCAAAATTCATGGGGGGTGTGCCATGGGAAATCCCCAGGACATTACCATGAACCAGAAGGTGGTTTTTGGATTCAGGCTAAGGACATGGATTGGATTTGCAAAGATGGGGAAGTGTTTTCCCTATCTAACTTTGAAGGGTTTCCAGTACAGAAACTTGATTGGTTAATTTAACAGGAGTGATTATGTCATTTATTTTAGCAGCAGTTTTGGCGATGACCCCAGTGGATTCTTCCTGTGAAGAATGTAAACGCTTTAGCAAATCATGTGTATCTGGTGCAGAAGTTTACACTTCACCCGCTAAAAAAATTACCCGTGAACGAATCAGAATCAAAGGCAGATTCAAAAGGGGAGGATGCTGTGTATAGCTTTGACTGGCTAACTATCATTGACCGATTAGGGCTACCAGTGGTGGCCCTTATAGCCATTGGTTATGGCCTCCATAATAGTGCTAGATGGTTAGGAAATAACATCCTAATGCCCATTCATCAAAGGCACTTGATATTCCTTGACCGATTAGAGGCTGGGATTAGTAGGATCGTAGATACCCAGCATGACCAAAGCAGCCAGATCATTCATCTAACACAAAAAATTTCAGACCACCTAGAAGCACAGGAGAAAAAGAACTAATGCTATTACCATTCCCACAAGACCTACCCATTGAAGGCGTAGGAATACTAATCGACAGACTCAGAGGAAAACCAATCCCATTGCAGACTGCCCTAAACGCTGCATGGAATCTTGCAGGTTATGCTGCTACCCAAGTGCCAGTTAAAAGCGCAGAACCTGAACCTGTGCAGGATTACCCCATCTCTGATGATGAGGTGGTAGCCCTTCTAGAAAAGCTTAAGGGTGAGTATCAACGACCCGCAGAAGGCGCACCAGTTGAGCTTGGCATTATCCCTTGGGCGATTGTTCTGAAAGTCCTGATCAAGATGATCATTAATGCTGCACTCTAGGCAGCCAGACCGATTATGTTTTGGAATCCCTAGGTCATCTAAATGGCCTGGGGTCCG